TTGATTTTCCGATAATCCAGACTCTGTCTCTTCTATGGGGCGCTTCGATACCGCAAGCTGGAATAACAAACGATTGCGTGGAGTAATTTTCTGTTTCCAAGTCAAGACACACATCATCGAGTGCCATGTTGACGAAGCCAGCAACGTTTTCGATAATGACCCAAGTGGGTTTCTTGGATTTAATAATTTCAAACACGTACGGCCAGAGGTGTCTGTCGTCTTCTTTTCCTTTGCGATTGCCCGCTTGACTGAAGGGCTGGCATGGAATCCCTCCNCAGANGAGGTCAAATTCTTGAATAATTCTTTCTGGTTCATTTCCTATCTCCTTTAAATCTTTGTATATTGGTGTATTAGGCCAATGTTTATTTAATACTTTACAACAAAATTCATCCACCTCGCAAAAAGCTACAGTTTCAAAAAACCCTGTTGATCCTAACCCTAGCGAGAATCCACCGATTCCAGAACATACATCTAATACCCTAATCATCTAAGAATCCATCGTTGTCTATAATTAACCAAAAAGCTATGGCTAAAAAAAGACCAACTAAAAAGACGATTGCAATAAATCCGATTAAAATATAAAAAACTATACTCATCATAATTCTTCATAATATTTAATTAAAGAATTTAAATACCAAGATGCTTTTTTAAGATCCTCTATATTAGAGTTTTTATACTTATACCTATGGATATATTTAATTATTGAGCCTTCTAAATAAGAAGGAAAATTAGATCCTAGCTGCTGTTTAATGTAATTAATACACTCAACGCCACCCTCGTTGTAATGAGGGGGATGGTTTACTTGTATGTCTTCTTCGTCAAATGGTGGGAAGTTTGCCTTAATCGTCATTTAAATNTATCTCCACAATATTAGGCGAATTNTAAACNGACGCCTCTTTTCCGTTCAGNACATTTTTGTACTCTTCAACCATCTTACTTAAATGGTTCCAACCAGCTTCTAAGTCTTCTGCTTTCATNANAAAGATCTTACTTGCAAAAGGTTCTTTCTTTTCTTGAGCAACAAAGATAAAGTTTTCTACTTTAAAACCAGCTTTCTCATAGCCTCTTTTGTACCAAGAAGCTTGTAAGTCATATTGATATTTTTTAATGGATGAAATAAATCCTTTCATAGAACAATCTTGTGTAGTCTTGTAATCAATAACACTTATTGTTTTTGGTGANTATGGAGAGTCTACGGGATGCCTTATGACATCTGACTTGACTTTTAAAAGAACTCCGTCTTCTTCCCAAAATATAGCTACNTCGTAAGGAGATGTAAAATCNCTTGGGTATTCGTTATCGTCTGGGTTTAATAATTTTTGGCCTTCTAATAGCAAAGATCGTTTCATAGCATATATCTTGTCTCTGTCTGAGTTAGATATTACTGTCAATCCTCTTGATTGATAATCTTGCTTTAAAGATTTATTTGCATTTGTGTATGGAGATCCAACTAAACAAGCAACTGTCTCATTGAACTCTTTTTCTCCCTCAACAACTAAAGCATGAGCTGCTGTTCCAAATCTAAGAGCGTGACTATCTTCAATTGTTTCATGCAACGCATGTAATTGGCTTTGTCCAAAGCGTCTGATGGTTGAAGAGGAAACACCAGGAGACATATGATAAAAGTTATGCTCCATATTAGGGAAGTAAATCGCATCTCCAATTTCCTTGTGTTCTTCTTGCTCTAGTATTTCAGGCAGTTTTATTTTCGTCATCTTTTTCTCCTTTTTTTGAAATCTCATGGGCTATCTCCAGCATAAGCTTTTGCATGTCGGCCATAAGATAATTTAATTTATCATCCTTGATGATGTTGTCTTTGTTTTCTAAGTCCATATCAATCCTCCATTTGCATTATACATACATTTTCTATAAAATGTCTACTTAAAGTATGATAACTAAAAAGAGAGGTTAATATGTCTAAATCAGGACAGCTATACATGGACACTCAAGATGCCTTTGATTGTGCAATTGATGATGGTTTTGAGGATGAGAGCGAACTTGCGTTAAATTACGCAAAGTATTTTGAAGAGTTTACAGGTTATAAACCTTCAGATCCTTTGTATGATTGCAAAAGAATTAAGAAAGAGAGAGAGAGCGAAGTTCAAAATATTTTTTAAGTTTGATCTTCAAAAATCCAACACTATCTTTTACTAACTCTCCGTATGTCCAAGAGATAGTTGCTGACTTCAAGGGGGTCAAGTTGGGAACCCCTTGCTTTATATAAACAGGAGCAAAGATGGTATTACAATTAAAAGGACACTTAGAGGGTTCTGGTCACATGGATATAGCCGATCAGCTATTAAATAGTTTTAGTGAAACTTATAAAATAGACTTAACTGAGTTGTCTATTAAAGAGATGAAGGATGTTCTTAAATATAATGATTGGATTAGATTGGCCTTTGCAATCAAGTATGGAGAGCAGCTACATTGAAAACACCAAATACAAGAAAATGTAGGGTATGTCAGAAGGTTAAACCTTTAGAAGCTAAATACTTTAATAACAGATATGAAATTACTTCTACCCCACCTTTTAGATGGGACTGTAAGGTTTGTTACAACAATAATAAAAGAACTAACCCCAGGTATTTTATAAGTAAGATGTTGCAACACGCAAGAAATAGGGCTGAGTTATATAACAGAGACTTTGATATAACTGTTGATGATATATACATTCCAAAAACTTGCCCTGTATTGGGTATGAAATTGGTACATGGTTGGGAAGATGATGAGAATTCCCCTACTCTTGAAAGAATAGATAATAACAAGGGCTACCTTAAAGAAAACATCATGGTCGTATCGGCCTTATCAAATAGAATAAAAAATTCTGCTACTCCCAAACAGATTCTTACTGTTGGATGGTTTTATAAAAAATTGAAAAAAAGAATAGCAACAGAAAAAAGAGCAAGAAGAATATCTTTGCGGATCTTCAAAAGAATTAAAAATCTTCGCTCTAGTGGGGAAGATTAATGTATTATTAGGTATGGGATTAAAAATAGTAGACATTAACAAAAAAAGAGGTAAACCTACTATTGGAGAAATCATAGACTCTTGCGAGAGTATGCTTAGTAATTATGAGATTAGAGGTGAGACTAGGTTAAATGCAAGTCTAACTTTAATGTCTTATGCCTTCTCTCAAATACTAGACTCTACAAGCAGCGAAGATACTAGCCTTCATTATGTAAATGAGATCCTCTCTAACTACATAGATCAATCTGGAATGATAACTTTTATTCCCGAGTTTGATGTTAAATTTGACCCAGATACTCCATCAAATTAATATTGTCTTATTTTTGTCATAAATGCATGACATCTGTATCCCCTTCTACTAAAGGCTTTGACAATTATTTTATTTTTTTCATTTTTGTCAGAGAGAATAAAGATAACTGTATAATTTAATAGATTATAGCTTGACGGGACGGGATTAAAGTTCTAAAATTTTGAGAGTAATACTATAAGGTTTAGTAGGGTGGTCTAGTATTAATATNTGGTCTTCCCGCAAGCTGGGCCAGATGGATCTAATAACACNGCGATAGGTTATCAAAACAATTTGTACAAACTCTCATTACTACCTTACAATTACAAGTAATGAAACAAAAAACAACACAGCCTGATGATGATTTGGAATATAATCCTATTATAGAGGCCGTAGATGAACCTCCCATTGAATATTGCAACCTAGATAAACGCCTCAATCGTAGGCAACATCTGTTTATATGGCACTCTGTTAATAATCCTAGAATGTCTTTTGTGGACGCTGCAACTAAATCTGGCTATAAAGATCCTCGCCAAGCAGCAAATAAACTAATGATGAATTCTTTGGTCCGAAGNGAATACAACTATTTGATGAACGAGGTTAAAAAGAAATACGAGTTAAACTACGATAGAGCAGTTCAAGATCTTTATGANATAAGAGATAAAGCCTTAGAACATGGCTCTTTTAACGCTGCAATTACAGCACAAAACTCTTTGTTAAAAATGGGTGGGTTAATTGTGGATCGCAAAGAAGTTAAATATGGCCTTGTGGATCAAATGAGCCGAGAAGAAGTAGAGAAAAGACTCAAACAACTCCTCGGTCAAACTGTTAATGCTGAAATTACTGATGAATCAGTCGATAGTGTTGGTGTCGTTCCCGTCCTCGGAAAGATAGATGACAATAAACAAAAAGATACAAAGATAAAGCATTAATACAAATCTTTTATATCAACCTTCCCGTAAACTTCTTCAAAACTAGCTATAGCAGTTTTTAAATTCAAGTTCACTTCTCCAGACACTCCTCTGTTATGGTTAGTTATAAAGTACCAACTTTTAAAGTTCTCTGCGTGTTTTTTTTCTGTATCGTATTTAAAGACTTCGTATTCTTTCATTCTCTTCTCTCCAAAAGGGATTGAGTGATCTGCTAGGGGGAAATGACATACTTTCAAATAACATAAGGAGTGAAAGCACATCAGTAAACAAACCACTCAATCGTTAATTATAAGTGTTTACCAAATGTGAAACAAGAATTATCTTACAAATGGTAGCTTTCGTTTACAACATTCAACTTAGCCAAGAAACTTTCAACATCATCTAATATTTCATTGAATATTCCTTGGCCGTCCTCGGTATAAGAATATCCAACCTCATCATTACCCAGAAGATAACTGTAATAAGATTTACCCAATCTATCTTGCATAATTTGATCTGCAAACTNGCAAGTATGCTCAACATAAATTTCTGATGGCACACCTATCATAAGTTCATCAATTCTTTTTTGAGCCTCTTGCTTTGTATCAAAAGTTTCACCAAGAGGGGATATTTCCCACTCACCTACGCCATTCTCACATTTAACTATTATCATTTTCTGTCTCCTTAATTATAATTTGGTAAACCTTTTTTTCTGTAAACAAAAAAGTATTCTTAATATCTTCTTGCTCATCAAAATGCCCTAAAGATTTTATTAGTTCTTCAACTATCATCTTTGTTCTCCTGCGTTTCTGAAATTAGCAGCTTTACAGGCATCTCTGCAAAATTTTTGATTTTTACTTTTTGATGAGTCAAAAAAAGATGTTTCACACCAAGAGCAGTTGCGAACATCAAAACCAAAAAATTTATTTGATGATATTTTTCCATACAATTCAGCATCATGAATCAGATGTTTTAAAATGTATTGTTTAGCTTCAAAGTTTTTAATCTCTTCGTGATGTTGTAGCTTTAAATTAATTAGTTGCTCGTTTAGGTTTTTAACAAGCATTTGTTTTGATCTTACTTTTTGTGATAGTGATGCTTTACTCATTTTCGGTTTCCTTAAACATTTCTATAGTTCTCTCAACTGCTGATAAGATTGAAGTTTCTTCGTCAAACTCTCCAGCATCTTCATCTGCTAATTGAGATTCGATAT